ATATTAATAGCTTCTCTATGATCTACTAATTTCCTTGTACCATCTTCATTTTCAAATATACAAACTGCAAATACAATGCCTATTTCTGGTTCAGATGGAGTTAAATCTATAAGGCCTTTCTTCTCAGCAACATCTAGTGCTTCTTGTGTTTCTGCTTTTACGTTTAAACCTACAAAAAGTATGGTAAAAAACATACATATAATTATATACTTTTCTAACTTGTTCATTAGTTTCCTCCTGATATTATTTTAGTTATTCTTAATCCATATTTTGTCTGTGAATCTTCTTCTAAATCTGCTACTAATATCTTACAAGCAAATTGTACTCTCTCGCTTTTACCATTTGAATCCATTTGTCTTTGTGCTACTCTTTTAGATTTAAGACAAGTTGATATGTTTGGTTTAAAAACGTGTTCAATTATTGTACCGTTTAGTATTAACAATAGACCAACAACGCCCTCTTTATTTGGATGCGCCTTACCCGGCTTGTATTCTAAAGCAATAGCAATATTCACAAACAATAATATAAAAAGTGTTGTTATTATTTTCTTCATTTTATTCCTTTTTTTTATGAGTGTTACCATTTTCATAAATTATACTACGATTACTGTCTTTCAACTTCTCAATATCATCTCTCATGGCCTTAACATCTTCTTGTAATCTTATGATGTTTACTCCGTTGTTCATCATTTTTTCTAAACGAATGGTAATTTTATCCATTTGTCCGGACATATGTTCAATAAGCATATACTGTTCGGAATCAGCAGGTGGAGATCCCATTTCTCCCCTTGGCCATTTGATTCTAAATTCTGTATTCTTTTCTAAATCAGCTTCAATTCTCTCACTTGCTTGAGTTAAATCTTTTCTAATCAGTTCTTCATTTGTTTCGATACGATTTAATCTTTCGATCACACCAAAGTAAGCCCATACTCCTACAGCAACAGTTGCTACTATAGCTAGCAAATTTTTCATTGGCATACTTATCGCTGTTTCACTTGATACTTTCATTTCATCTCCTTTACTCATATATTTCTTTTTGCATCTAGTTCTTTCTTTATCCAACTTAACGCAATGTAATTTTCTGGTTTTTTATTTAATTGACTTCGTATAAACCTTGACGCACTATTTAGTGTTACTGATACTAACTCTTTCTCGCTTCTATTATTGTCAAGGATCATCATTCTTTTTGGACTAAAAATTCTTTGAAAGGTACCTATATTTAATTGTACTTTTTCCCAATTATTTTTTACAAGGTATTCAGGAATTGTTCTAGGTCTATTAATATTTCTTTGTATCGCTACATCTAAACTTGTATTTACAAATATCATATAACAATCATAACCTATAGCTTTTAACATAGATACTTGTCTAGTAACAAGCGGTAAATCTCTACCAGTTGCATCAATAATTAAACCAAGTCTACCATTAACATAGGTATCTAACATAGTGGCAGTAGTTGTCTTTGCCTTTTGTCTTATAATATTTCTAAAGTATTCTTCTTCATCTGGCATTTTAAGAGATAGATTAGTTTTCTTTAATCCTGTTTCAAAAGCACTATCTGAATTAACTACTTTTAATCCCGTACCAGCAAAGGCTGATTGTGTAACAAATGATTTACCTGAACCTGGACCACCAGCTAAAAAGAATGCTTTAAATATACCAGGATCGTAAATACCCTCTTTCAAATATTCTCTAAATTCTGTTAAAGATTTTGTATTAGTTAATTTTTTTAACATTTTGTGATGTTCTTGTACATCTTTATCATTCATCATCTTTTAATTACTCCACCCTTTTGGCATTGTAAAGTTAGCTCTACTAAACTCTAATCTATCTACTAATTTAACAGCGCCGGCAACTTTATCAACAGCTACAAATCCTTCGGGAGCTGTTACTTTATATCCTGTTGAAGTTTTTAAAAAGTGACCTATACTTTGTATCTCACTCATTTTATTTACTAAAAAGTTTTTAGCATTTTGTAAAGTTACGTGTGAAGCAATGGCAAAGTATAATCCATTCTTATTTCTATCTATAAATGTTAAATTCTTTTCTAATATGTCTTTATATTTTTGTTTACCTGCAGGTGACTTTTTACTATCTATTTCTGCTTGTAAAATATTTACATAGTAATCTCTAAACATATCTACTAAACTTTTTATCTTGGCCATGTGTCCTTGTGTGTTTCTAATGTAGTGATTAAAGAAAGTTTTTAATCTATATCCAACACCAAGACCTTCTGAAGAAGTTATACTCATTTCATCTATTACTTTTGAAGCTTTTAATAAAGATCCTTCTGCCATTCTTAACTTCGCATTAAATTGTGTAAGTTCACTTCTTGTTAGTTTTACAGAACCTGATACATCTTTGTAACCAGCACTTGCTAAAAATACATTTGTTGCTGATCCTCTAATAGTTCCAAAACCAGCTGTCATACTATCTAAAGTTTTACCTGTATATTTTGTATGAAAAACTATACCCATTCTTGCTCTTAATATTTTTTTAGCAAGCATTGAACTAGTTGGTACTGCGTAAGTAATAGTATTTGGTGTAAATGAAACCATACTCTCACCATCTATATTAATTTTTTTTAAATCTGAAGGAGTGAATAGAAAGTCACCTTGAAGTACCCCATTGATACCTAGACGCCTTAATTCTCTTAATGCAACTGTTAGTTTTTCTGCTAACTCACCAGAGTGATTTTTTCTTATATCACCTACTGTGTAATTGACTTTTGGATTTTTGTTGAAAACTGATTTAGTACCTACAAAGAATTTTCCGTTTTCAGGATTAGTACCACAAATGATTGCTGGAGCGCCGTCCCACTTGACGGTCATGTTGACTTTATTACTTGATGAACCAGCCAGCATATTTCTTACTGACTTTAAAAAATTAATAGCACTTTGCCCACCTGCAGAACCTTTATCTATGATAGCATCTTCTAGGTGTTCTAAATGAGTATTCCTATCTTTTGTAATAAATCCCTTAAAACTAAACATTTCTCTTTCATTGTGTTTCCATTACTATAATCACATTTTCCATATAATTCAACGTATATATTTATATTATATACTATTTAGGGGTTAATGTCAAGGGATATTATATCTATTTTACGGTTTTAATGTATAGAAATTTGGGTATTCCACCCTCTAATTTCCATACTTGATTTTTATTTTGAAATTTAACAAATTTATTAGCGTCTTCTTCAAAAAAATATTCAGCAACAACTGTCTTTTTTGGGTACTCTAGTACACGCCATAGAATATCACCTTTGGATTTTACCATCTTACTTTTATAATTCAAAGTATCCTCACTATTATCCCCGGGTCTTCTATCACCCCTATGAAATTTTACTTTTTGTAGTTTGTTCATTAAAGTTTAAAATCTGAAAATTTCTCATAAGTCTGATCTGGATTTGGATAGTTTTCTTTTTCTTTTGTTTGATTGCTATTTACAATATTTTGTGCTGAGTTTTCAACATCATATAATCTCATTTTAGCTTTGTCAACCCCTAATATAAATGCTCTATTAACACCCGGGTCGTTGTATCTATTTTTTAATTGTTTTACTTTCATTTGACCTAATGCATCTAATTCATCATTAGTCATTAAAGCAAACATAAAGTCAGCAGTTGCTGGTAGACCAAATGATTCTGCAGTATCTTCTAATCCAATGTCTGTACTTACAAACCCAGTTCTAGTAGTTTGTGTTGCACTAAAGATTGGCACATCAAACTCAACAGCTAAACCTCTTAATTCTTCAGCGATTGCTTTAACATAAAAATAAGAAGATATATTACCACCTTTAAATCTGCTTGAAGCACAAATGTTTAGATAGTCAATAAAAATAACTTGAGGTCTAAATGATTTCTTTAATGCTAATTCATTTAATAGACTTTTAAAGTGACCACTATGAGCAGCTGCAGTAGGATATTCTTTAATGATTAGTCTACCTTTTGTCTTATCCTCTAATTTAGTTAACTTATTATCATATAAATCTTTTGGTATGGTACGTAAATCGTCCATAGAAACATCAAATAAGTTTGCATCTATTCTTTCCGCAATCCGTTCTTCTGACATCTCTAGTGTGATATAGAGAACGTTTAAGCCTTGTGTTAAGAAACTTGAAGCAACATGACACATAAACAAAGATTTACCTACACCTGTGCCTGCTAGAGCAATGTTTAAAGTCTTACTTGGTATACCGCCTTTTGTAATACGATTGAAATAACTTAAATCAAATTTGTAACGTTTTTCTTTTGTGTGGTACCACTCAAATCTTTCTTGTGCATCACCAATATAATCGTGACCAACGTGATTATCAAATGAAACTGCTAGAGCATCTGCTAGAATACTTGGTATCGCCTCTGGTGTTCTAAGCTTATCTTTGTTATCTAATATTTGTATACCTTCAAGTACTGCGTTATGTACTGCTCTATCTTTACAAAACTTTTCTGTTGTATCTAATAACCAGTTAATATCTACGTCTTCTGGTTTTGAAATAGAGTTTACTAAATCTTTAACATTCTTAAATTCTTCTTCATTTATATTTTTTGTATTATTAAGTTCAATTAGTATTGCTTCTTTTGTTGGAAGATTTTTATATTTTTGAACAAAGGTATCAATTTCACTAAACAATAATTGTTCATCACGTTTATTAAAATACGTACTTTTTATGAACGGTAAAACTTTTCTAGTGTATTCTTCTACATAAAAAAGACTTGTTAATATTGTATTTTCAATTCTATCGTTACTCATCAATCACCATTGTTCCATTTTTTAGTTGGTCTTCAACTAATTCTAATAATATATCACCAATATAATTCTTAAACTCAGTATCTTTAACTTCTACTTTGTTAGGGTTTAGAAAAATATCATAGGTAAACTTTAACGGAATCTCACCATTAGCATTTGCTTCAGGAGCAAACTTAACCTTATCATACTTATAAATTATATCTTTGTACTTGCCTTCGGCTAACTTTATACAACTAAAGTCTTCACCATCTTTTTGAGCAAAGATATATCTTTTATTCGTCTGATTCTTCTGTTCCGTAACTAAATTTTCGTTTTGCTTGGACATCTATTTTATCTAATACCTCTTTTGTAAAATATTTTTCAGGATTATCATTGATGTTCTTACCAAAGACTTTAACACCATCTGGCATTTCGTATCTTGTAGATACTTTCTTAAAGATACCAGCTTCTTCAGCAAGTTCAATAAGACCATAGTATTTGTCTAAGCCTCTTTTGTAAGTTAGTTTTACATCTATTTTTGCGTTTTCTTTTGTTAACCTTGATTTATAATTTTTACAATGTATAATGTTACCAATAATTTCAGTACCATCTTTTTCTTTTCTTTTAGATAGATAGATAATTGATGAAGCAGCATATTTTAAACCACTTCCTCCACCCATTTCTTTTTGAGGGAACATTGAACCTATAACATCATATGTATGGTTGGTCATAATCATTGGTACATTTGCTTTACCAAGTTTCAATGTCAATACTCTAAATGTTGATTTGACAATTTGCGATCTTGTCATATCTCTTGTTTCTTTACCAGCAGCAGTATCTTCCATTTCTTTTGTGGTTGATAACATACCTAAACTGTCTAACACAAACAGCAAAGGTTTTCTTTCTTTTAATGGTTGTTCGATATATTTGTCTAAAATTTTTATAGATTGACTTCTAAATTCTTGTACTGTTGAAACTGGAACAACAACCATTCTTTTCGAATCAATGCCTCTAGTTTCAATCATGTCTTTTGAGATTGCGCTTTCTGATTCAAAGTAGATAATACCTGCTTCAGGATCCTTATCTAAAAATGCTTTACATATACCTAAAGCAAAAAATGTTTTACCTGTTGCTGCCTCACCTGCGATAGCAGTAATCTTGTTCCCTGGCATACCTCCATAGATACTACCGGATAATAATGCGTTAAAAGAATATGAACCTGTGTCTATAAAACTTGTTACGTCAGCGCTGTCAATACCATCACTCACTAAACCAGCGTATTCATTACCAGTTTCTTTAATTATATCTTTTAAAAAGTTACTCATTCTCATTATCTCCTATTTTGTAATACTTATAATACCACATTTTTACTATATTGTCAAGTCTATTTTTTTAAACAAATGAAACCTAAGAAGTTATAGTTTTGCCAGAACGTATGTACTTCAAATCCAACATCTTCACACATTGTAAAGAGTTCAGTCTTGGTATTTAACTTCATCATATGTCGTAATTGTACTTCTTTATCTAGTATTTCTTTATCACTAAAATTTTTTCTTTTGTAGTCATAATAACAAAAAGTCATCATGTCTTGTACTCTTGGATTACAGCTAAGAGTCTTTTCAGAAAAGACAAAAGCACCACCTGTATTTAATCCATCATAAACTTTTTGAATTATCTCTTGTCTATTTTTTGGAGCCATGAATTGTAATGTAAATATAGAAGTTACTAGTGAACAATTTTCAAAATCAAAATCTCTTACATCACCTCTAAAATAATTTAACATTTCATATTTGCTTTCATCATCATTATAGTCACCAAAAAAATCAGCTTCAATTTCTATACCTGTATATTGTGCATGTGGTATATGTTTTTTATTTTGTTCTATCATACCTTTTAGTAGTTTACCACTAGAACAACCTAGATCAACAACTTGCGTATAATCTTCAACAAAATATTGTGATAGAGAAAGTATATCACTCCATAGGTCACTATATCCTCTAATTGATTTGTCAATATGATTATCAAATCCTTCTTTTGATGTTGCGAATGTAAATTTAGCCATTAGTTATCTCCTTATATGGTTTTAATACTTTATTATATACACTTTCAGATAGTGCCTTCATCATTAACGGTGGTACCATACGCCCTATACGTTCTGATTGTTTTATATGTTTTCCTGTCAATTTAAAGTCTTCAGGTAATGACATAATTCTTTTTAATTCTTTAATAGTAAATTTTCTATTTTCTGTTGGGTGACAAGTACCAGCAACACCTGGAAGATTACCCATAGCTGTTATTGTTGGACAAGGTTTATTTCTACTAGTTCTCTTTAAGTTAAAGTGATGACCTTTATCGTGGTAATCCATACCACTTAAAACTTTCTCAGGATCTTTTGGCATTTTGGCCAAAGTTTTACCTACTGCTTTATCTGGACCTAAAGCCTTGTTTAAGTATTCTATTTCCTCTGGGTCTTGATTAACAATATCATTAATGGCTTCACCCAATGTAGTTCTAAAATTATTCTTATCAGGATACAATTGATACATTGTCATAAAATTAATACCTACTTTCTCTGCTACATCTTCTCTTACCGCAATAAAGAAAGTTCTTCTACGAGATTGTGGAACACCAAAGTAACTTGCGTCTAATACATCAGCAACAACAAGATAACCAAGTTCTTCAAATCTATTTTGAATTTTATGGAAATATTCTTTTGCTTCTCCCATTGTCAAACCCTCAACATTTTCTCCAATAATAACTTTTGGTTTAATTTCATTTGCCACTCTTAAAAATTCAAAAAATAAATCTTCAACGTTTTCTACACCTTTAATATCACTATACTGTTTCTTTTTACCAAACGCATCTGCGTGAGTTCTACCCTCACCATGTGATACAGAACCTGCCATACTGAACGCTGAACATGGAGGAGAGCCATCTAATATATCTAACTCACTAACTTTAACTCCAGC